CTGCCATCGCCTCAACCGCCGCACGCATAGCCGCTTCAGCCTTCAAATCGTCCAACTTGGTCTTTACCCATTGCAGCTTTAACTCACCGTCCTTATACAGCGACGACGTGCCGCGCATGATGAGTGGCGACGGTATGGGCTGCGTAAGATCATTTTCAGGCGACCATCCATGCAACACCTCTCGCTTCTGCGCCAGGGTATTAATCCCCCTGCTCCGGGCCACATCGAGACGATTTTTGAAAGTGTTGCGGGGAATATCTAACGCCCGTGCTGCGGCATTTATGGATCCGTGTGCTTCAACGGCATCAACTGCTTGTTGTGCTAGTGCGTCTGAAAGTGGCGCTTGTGACATACAGTCTCCTAATGAAGCATCAGTCCTGATTTAGTTTCGATGTTCTGCACGGTAGTTTCCACGGTCGGAGCATGATCAACGTTGTCAGCGTACCACGCACGAACCACATTGCCAGTTATGGCGATTTTCCAATAGCCTGACGGAACAGGCACATGGTGCTGGCCGATGGTTGATGGATGATCTGAGTAAATGGCACCTGTTACGATGTATGTCGGATGCAGCTTGCGCACTTCAATTTCCATCAAGCGCCAAGACTGGCGGTTCAACGATGAGGACTGCGGTGTCATATTTGAGAGCAGAAACGAATCGTGCATTTCTTCCGGTGTAGTCGCATCACCAGCGGGCGTCAAATGCCCCTGATCGAAGCCAGAATGCGCATAGTCGCTGCGCTCTGCACGGGTTGATACGTTGAGTCGCGTATCAAGGTGAAAGTCGTTGCTGCGCTCTATGTGGGCTGTTGCTGCGTGGAATCGTTCAGCGCTCAGAATCGGCGCGTTGAGTGTGGTGTCAAATTCCACGACGTAAAAGGAATTACACAATTCTCGTGAGTGTGGAACGCTGATCTGTTTACCGTCAGGATAGAACGCCGGACATGCCGAGTCAGCGAACACCGAACCGCTGATGATAATGAGGATGATGCCGAGTATCTTTTTCAATAGTGACTCCCGCCAGCGGCGCGAACTGCCAGATACGCTTCCTCAGCTTGAATATCTGTATATCCGTCGACCTTCAACATTTCCCTGAGGATCTGATCGCACACTTCGCGCGGAAAAAGTTTCTTATCGTATGTCCAGTCATGGATTACTGCCGCCATTCGTGCGCGGTCTCCAAGCTCGTCATACACTCCAATGATTCTTGGAATGGATAACAAGTCTGTCAGGAATCCTACCTCAGCCTGTATTAACCCATGCTGATCGTCCATCCAGCCAAAAACGGACAGCAGCATCCATAGAGGCTCTTTCTGGTCTTTAACCAGCCGAACATCAAGATTTCCGACGAAGTGACCGGACATGATTTATTTACCGTCTGGCCGCTTATCCAAGCCTTTTTCCGCGAGGATAGCCAGCAGATCATCAACATGCAGGCAATCGCACATACACGCTCCAATAACCCCGTTAATTGGCGCAATCGAGCCGTTGCAAAAATCATTTCCGGGAACCGCGTCGTGCAGTACGCCAAGGCCGTTTATAACCTTGCCTCCATATCCCGCAAGGCTGATTACCATATCGCCGTTCTTTGCTTCTCGTCCGTTTCTGTAATGCATGTTATTCCCCTTTAAAGTTATGAAATTGTTACGCAACCTTAGCAGCATCCATAGAGGCTCTTTCTGGTCTTTAACCAGCCGAACATCAAGATTTCCGACGAAGTGACCGGACATTACTGAACCATCACCCAGTCATCAGCTAAACAATCGCTAATCGACGGAACCCATGTGTTAGCTATTCCATCTGCACTAACTATTGTGAAGTACGCGTTCATCCTTAGGGCCTCAGGTATCATGTTTATATGCATGCCCTTCCCATTCCATCCCGAGCGAGCCATCTGATAACCGATTTTAAGTGCCTCTACCGCCTCACCAAAAGTTAGCCCATCGATTTTTCTATAGGCATTGTCGAATTGCTCTTTTGGCGACCAGCTTACATAGCCTGCATACCCATCAGTATTGGCCCTTCCTCCGTCAACGTACTCAACTAGATAACCTCTATCTTTACCGTTCTCGTCCGATGGAAGCACCCATCCACGGAAGTCGTTATATTCTTGACGATTCAAGGGCTTAGCATTGACGCGTTTTGTTCCAATATAACTTTTCATGCTACCGCCTTTTCAGCCGAGTCCATTTGCTGCCACTGCGCATGAGTCGATGCGATATTCGCGCCAACAGTCGAGAACCATGCCGCCAGTTGGTCAGCCGTCATCAGCCCTACAGATTGCGCCTTAACAGCCGCGTTGAGCAAGTCCAGTGCAATGGGGGCCAATGCAACGATAGCGGCCCCTTGTGGGCTTGTTCCGCCGACTACAGGAGCCAGTGCGGCAGCTACCTGAATTGCAGTGTTGATATTTGCCTGTGTCTGTGCGTCCATTATTTAGCTCCTTGTGTTGCAGCCATTGTTGCTATGGCTGCGGTTATTTGAATTGCGGCGGCTTGAGGGTCGGCAGGAAGTGCGCCAGTGCATAATGGCGTAATCTGAGCGTCAATCTTGCCGATTGTCTGAATCTGCACAGGTGACAACTTACCAGCCTTACGAGCGTCCAGCGCGGCCTTAAATGCGCCGTCATAGGCGGTACATGCCTGAGTGTAAGTAACTTGCACGGATTGCGTTGTAGGCGGCGTGGCGCAGGCCGAGAGTATTGCGAGTGCGATTATTGCGATAATACGTTTCATGATCTACCTTTCAAGAGTACATTTTGTGCCGATGGTTGCGGGTATCGGCTCGCCCGTTACTTCGTGATTCAGTATATCACTCAACTTTACTGCCACGGCTGGCTCGCATTTGTCGGGCGGATTAATTGCCAGCCAGATTGCGAATATGGCTAAACCGATGGCGGTAATGGTTGATCTTTCGCGGGTGGAAGTCCACCCATTTTATTCAGTTTGCTATCGGCCATGTATCCGGCACTGAAGGAAAGGCCCATTGCCGTAATTATTGGCGGATAAAACACACCGGCTTTGAACGCAGCCATCGCCGCATTGAAATCAAGCCCAGCGAACCCGCCGACGATAAACACCGATTCCATTGCGGCAATCCAGGCAACGACCGTAGCGGTTGACGAGGGCGTCTCGCTGATAAAGAAATACTGGAAGAATGTCCCCTGCTCGCCACGCCGACGAACTTCAAGCCAGTGATACCAGCATCCAGCAAGCCCAGATGCAATCATAATTAATGTGATTATAATGTTCATACCGTTACCCACCTTCCATCGCGAATAAAACCGTGATCGCCACATACCCGACACAGAATTGATGGGCTGCAAGTCAGCGGCTCAAACGATTGCACCTGCCAAACCTCAATAGGGTTTTCTCTAAACGCTTTCGCCCACTCGCCGCCATCAAATGGAATAAATCCTTCGCACGGTGAGCCGTCAGGCTTTAAGTGGTAAACATTGGCCGCAGTATGTGCATCCCCTTGGTATTCCACAAATTTGATTTGATGGTTGTCACCAATATCTATTCGTTCGGTCATGTTCCATTCTCCCTATCAATTTTTCTTCGGTGAAACTCACACTCGACACGACCATACTTTTTGATGCTCTCCTGAATATTGAACAGCATCATTTCCTCAATTCGCAATTGATCTTTGAGTACTGAAATGCGAGACTTCAGGGCTGTCTCAAGCGCCAGTTCCGTTTCGATGGTCATGGTCAAATTGCTCCAATTGGTGCGATCTAATGATCGATATAATCAGGCTGGCGTATGTGGGGTTGGTGCTGTAGACAGCCGACTGTAACGCATTTGCGAATGATTGAGGGGTAGTGCATTTTAAAGCGGCAGCATAGCGATGATTCTGCGTTAGAAATTTCCCGTGGTCAATGATTGAATCATCCCAAGAGTCGTATACACGGAACAAGTCTGTTTCCTGCACCGCTACGCCATTCCGTATCTCATGAGTTACAACGGCGCGGGTGGCACCATCCCATCCGTGGCTGGCCTTGATGCCAAACAAATTGTTCCCAACTGCGTGTTCACCCCAGCCCGACTCAATTGCAGCTTGCGCGATGGTCACAGACGAAAATATACCCGTCAGTGTTTCACACCGAACCGCGCCGTTCACAATCAGCGGAATGAAGTCTTTGGGCGTCATTGCCACTTCCCCTCGATTTTACCGACGACGTATGACGAGATTGCAAGGCCGATGAGGCCAAGCACTTTGAGCACGCCACCCTTGTATGTCGCGAGTTCTTTTTCTGCCAGTGTGTCTTTGTAACTTTCAAAATCTTCTCGTAATTTCGTAACATCGTCCTGCGTTTCCTTTATTGCCTTGAATATCCGGTTAAACATGTTCACGTCACCCTCGCGCCTAACTTCAGCTTGCACCAGGGCATTGATCCCATCGCTGAGAATCTTCATGTTTGACTGCGTTTCTTCGTGCAGCTTGTCATGTTGTGCGATGCGCAATTCTGCAATTGTCAGGCGTGAATTTGGGTCGGACATGATATTCTTTCGTTATGGTTTAAATAAGTGATCAACATCGCGGCAGTCGTCCTTCAAGTAAAAATACTCAGCAATATAACTGGCATACCACGTTACTACTGCGCCAATCAGCCCCATGATAAAGCCCGAAAACACAAACCACAGATTACCCGTGCACCGCGCAGAGATAAAATCCCCGACGCAAGCGCCGTAGAAAAAGACTATCCATGGCTCTAGCTGTTTCATCGGATATTTGTGAATGCCGTCATGGCTTTTGCTGCGTTCAGGCACATTGTCAACGGCGTGTCAGCATCCGAGGTATATGGGAGCAATCCTGGCACCAGCGCAATGGCTGCGTGGGAATCCATTGCGCTGGTGCGGCAGGCTTTGGCTGCGCATACACTTCCAACAGGCACTCGCCAGCGCAGCGTCATTCGTGGCCTCCTACGACATGCTGCACGTTGACTGTTGCACCAATCATCGTGCAGCATGTCGTAGGAGGCCACGAATGACGCTGCGCTGGCGAGTGAGGCGCAAAGTAAGAGTATTGCCGAGAGTAGTGTTTTCATGTCATCTTCCTTAGTTTGAGCATTGATACATCACAGGCGCAGTCGTGTAGGACACAGTCAGAATGTCCCCTGCGCGCACTGGGATATCATCGTTTGCAAGCGTGGTATTCCACACAACTACAGTCGCACGGGTTTTGGTCATTGCTGTTACCACTCCGCCACCAACAGTCACATCGCCGCCGTAAGTTGCAGTATAGGCAAAGGGCGATGCGCCAACTGTGATAGATATGCATGCTTGCCCTGCTTGGATATCGTTGACGGATAGGACATTTTTAGCGTTGCTAGTGACCTGTCCGCTTACGCCGAAGGTTCCTGTTACCGACGCTCCGGTAGATGATACTGTCACGATTGGTGTTCCGGCAACAGCAAGATATGTATTTCCTCCACCGTTGACGTACGTAGACGTTCCGTTCGACATTATGCTGTAATTCGTTGCTGTCGGCGTTCCAGCCGGATATAGGCCGCCGTATGTAGCATTACCAACAAGCGTACGGAAAAATCCACCGCCTCCTTGTAGTATTGTAGCAGCGAAATTTCCATCATAATTCAGCAGATTCGTATGCACCGGAGCAACAGCCCCAGAATCGAACTTACCAGCGGATTGCGTTGTACCGTTGTAGGAGATGCAGCCTATACTTGCAGAGCCAGCGGTTAGGCAGGTTACAGCACCACCAGGCGGTGAGTTAATACCTGCCACCGCAAGAGAGGATGCAAAGAGCAGCGCGAGTGCGAAGAGTCGTTTCATATTAAATTACCCCGCGAGGACAACATAGGCGTGGCCGGTTGTCGCGGCAAATACGTTCCATGCGTCCGTTGTCATAAATAACGTCTCGAACACAATACTCTGGCCGGGGGCAAGTGAGATAGTCGTGGCCGAGGCTACCGTAGAGCCAGAACTGATATATAGCGTTTCGGTCGCGCCGACGGGGTTCAGGATCATCACATACCTGCGGAACTGATTCGCCGTTAGCGCGACTTGGGAAACACCCCCAGTCGTTATTGTGGCCGAGATTGTGCCGACCGCACCACGCGCCTGGGTGTTCTGGTCTACCACACCGCCGGGTTCGGTCGAGGCGGCTTGGACAGAGAGGGCTAGGGTGAATAATATGAGTGCTGCGAGTAATTTTTTCATTTAGTGATCTCCTAATTTACCAAACAACCAATTGAACCGCTGCAACTGTTGTCGCTGCTTGAACCTGCGCGAACTTCGCCACCAAATTTAATTCGCTTGGCGTGTCCTGCGCCGACATTGCGGCTGCAAGCCCCTGAAGGTCAGCGAACGTGAACACCTGCGCCACACCGTTGGTATCAAGCCAGTGCCCGAACGTCCATGCTGCCGATCCTGCGCTCAGTACGGCTTGCAGGTTTTGGCCGGCCATTTTGCCATTGAATGATATCGTATCCTGATTTGGATAAGAAGATGCTACTCCGACCGCGTTGGTGAATGGTACGGGCAGAGTCATCGCGGCCTGAAAACTCGCTGTAAGAATGCCGTTCTGCTCGGTCTTGGCGGGTGTGAGCAAATCGGCGGCGACGATTACCCACGCGCCGGAGCGGAGGAAACACCCGGAGGTAGTAGGATCGTAAGCTGGCGGTGCGATGGGCGTAGTGCTCATCCAGGCTGCTGGCGTAGCTGTGTTTATCAGCTCGCCCGTATCAGGGCTGTAGGCGTATTGAGACATTTGCGACTCCTAGTTTCTTGAGAAGGTTAAACGAGTTTGCCCATTGCGACCTTATGCAGATTGCAGGTGGTCACAGGCAGCACGCAAACTGATGCTCCAGCCCGAGACCCACGGGTAGTTGCCCCAGTTGGAAGCCCGCGAACCGGAGTCCGCGCCGTACGAGCGCGTGCCGCCCAGCAAGACACGGATAAGGCCAAGACTTGTAAACAGATAATCCTGTCCTCGCCCTGTTCCTGCACCATTATTTCCGTTTACATCATAGTTGGTTGGCGTTGCAGTGCCCTGCGGATCATATGAAGAATCCTCACCCCACGTCCACTGATGCCCGGATGCCTGCTCGATGCCGTATTTGCTGGTATAGCCTACGTTGCGCAGCGTAGTCGGGTAAGTCGACGCGGTTGCATCGATGGACTGGTTTTCAGTCACCCCAAACGCCGCGTCGACAAACTCACTTTCACGCATCAATCGTTTTTGGCTGGCGCGTGCCAGTTCGTTCGCCACCCACCAGTTGAGCGTCGGGTAAGTCGTGGTGCCATTGCCGCCGAATGCAGTAGGGATAATCGGTAAAACCGTGCCAGATGCGATGTTCGTGTTGTATTTGGACGTGCCATTTGTTGCGGTATTGGTTGAGCACAGGTAGATATCAACCCAAGTGCGTCCGCCGACCAGCGCCATGCCATTGTTGTTATTGCTGGCCGCGCGAAACTTCAGATCCCAGAGGCTGTATTTATTGATGCCCGCGATGTCGTCCACGTTGGACTGCACCCATATCATGCCGTTTCCGGTGGTAGCGAACGAACCGCCCGCGACCGTGGTGCCTGATGCAACCAGCCCAAAGTGGAAACCTCCAATCAACCGGCTGTTGGCCGTTGTGTAGCCCGTCGGTGCTGCGAAGCTGCTATCCGCGCGGCATGTGCCATCAGTGCACGCATAGACCGCATAGTCAGTGCCAGCAACAAGGGCCGGAAGTACGACTGCTGCTGCGGCCGGGAACGATACGCTGGTGCCATTGACTGAAACATAAGTGCCCGCCTTGATACC